AGAGAACACCCTGCTTACGGCATACGGCTTCCGGGAATGGTGGGAAAAGGAACAGTATCGGCTCAATGTACGCACGACTACCAAGGCCAGAGGAAAGTACAAAGATACGTTCAAACAGGCTCATACCAAAGACGAAGAAGAGATCCTTGATACGATCAAGAAGCTCCACAAGAATAAATACTGGACGAACTACCAGCATGAAACCTGGGTGGACATGCTCGACCGCCTTGAAAGAGATTATGACCTTGCAAAACGCGAGACCGCAAAGGAAAGACGCGAGAGGCGCATACAAGAGCTGATGGATACCATTGAAGGGCAACCGTCCGGTTTTGTTCCCTGGGCGACAGAGAAAGCGATGGGCGCGCAGGATATAGCCGTATACAATGCCGAAACCGAAAAGTGGTGCTGCTCTGCCTGTGGCGAACAAAACGACCGGAAAGCGTTCGTAGATGATCAGGGGCAGCAGGTGAAGGTAAACAAGACCGCAGTATGCCCGCATTGCGGAGCAGCTGTCCGCATGCTGTCAAAGCACAAAAAGCCGACACATACGAGCGAGTACGAGATTGAGTACAATGCTTCGGTCTCATTCCTTCAGGATCTGAACGAGAGCATGTCCGTGATCAGACACTTCAAGTTCTTCGTGTACTGCACGGATAACAGTACAAAGTCTGTTGACTGGCATGAGACGGTCAGGATCGTCATGTATAAGGGCGACGCGAAGAAGCGGTACCAGATATATTACAACTTCTACAGCGCAGGCATCAATAAGCAGAACTATTACAACAGCTACTACGGCGGATGCAGAGGTTGCGAATCATGGCAGCTGACAAACCCGGCTTCGCAGAGAATGACGGCTGAATATCTGTATCCTGATCCGAATGAGATTGCGGCAGCGCTCACCGGCACTGATTACGCACACTGGATCAGAACCTTTCAGGCGACAGCTGAAAAAGGCATTAAGTTGAATTATAACTGCCTGATGGCATGTGCGGACAAAAGGCTTGCAGATATTGCAGAACTGCTCTGCAAAGGACGCTTCTACAAGCTGCTCGCGCAGCAGTCTGAATATGTCTGGCCGGCAGCAGGTCAATACAGCGGGCATCTGAATGTAAAAGGCAAGGATATTCTCACTGTGATGGGACTGGAAGACAAGCAAAGCGTCAATCGCCTCAGGGACATGGACGGAGGAATAGTTTCGCTTAAGTGGCTCAGGTGGTCTGAGGAACACGACAGAAAAATATCACAGGAAACCCTGGTGTGGCTCGTAGAGAATGATATCGGCGTATATAACCCGTACGGAGGCGGCGAAAAAGAGATATTTTCCTACATGTCGCCTGAGCAGGTAATGCACTATGTCAAGCGCCAGCAGGCAGCAGGATACAGCAAAGCAAAAGCCGGGAGAGTCATTGACCAGTGGGATGATTATATGGACATGGCAAGACGACTCGGAAAGAAGGTCAAGGATGAACTGATCTACAAGCCTGCCGATCTGAAGGCAAGACATGATGAATATGTCGAGCTCTGCCAGAAGAAAGCGAAGATCCTTGAAGCAAAACGGAACAGAGAGAGCGCGAGGCGTATGGCCAAGGAAATGCGCGAAAAATTCCCGACATCTGAAGGAATACTCAAAGAGATCAAACCGTTGCTCGAATGGGAGAATGACGGATACAAGATCATAGTTCCGGAATCTCTTGCGGACATCATCTTCGAAGGCAATGCCCTGCATCACTGTGCAGGATCCACGGACAGATATTTTGACCGCATATGCCAGCACGAGACATACATCTGCTTCCTGAGACAGAAAAAGAAACCGAAGGATCCGTACTATACGATCGAGGTTGAACCCGGCGGAGTCATCAGGCAGCACCGCGGAATGTATGACGAAGAGCCTGAGATCGAAAAAGTGAAGCCTGCTCTTCAGGAATGGCAGAAAGAGATCAAAAAGCGCATGAAGAAAAAGGACAAAGCCCGCGCGAAGGAATCCGAGCGCAAGCGCATCGAGAACATAGCATATCTTAGGGCACATATCAACGAAAAGAATAACAGGCGTGTGCTTGAAGGTCTCGAAGAAGACCTGATGGCATTGTAAATACAAGGAGGAGTGCATGGTAACAGATATAAGCAAAGCGGGTACCGCGTCCGATCTGCGGATACAGTACGAGACATCGGAAGTTCCGGCAGGTACGTTCCGAGACTACAAAGAATACAAAGCGAGCCTTGATTTTGAGATCAAGGCAAACGCAGAAGGCTTCGTACGTATAGGCTACCTCTTGAAGGTAGCCAGGGATACGAACATTCTTGAAGAATCAGGATACAAGAGCGTGGCGGAATTTGCACAGGCTGAGTACGGCCTGACAAAGGATGTCGTATCAAGATTCATTGCTATCAATGACAGATACTCCATAGACGGATACAGCGAGAAGCTGCTTGAGAAATACGAAGGCTACGGCGTGGCCAAACTTCAGGAAATGCTCACGCTGTCGGATGAGGTTATCGAAGAGATCAACCCCAGCCTGACAAAGCGCGAGATACAGGAAATCAAACACGAGATCGCAGCAGAGGAAACGGTCACGCCTTTAGAGGTTGCAATGGAAGCGGCAGCTCCGGCAACCGTTCAGGAGGAAAAGGACTACTCTCTCACCGAACGTATCTGGAAAGAGTTCTTTCATGAAAACAAGGAACTTTACAAAGCACTTGGCAAAGACTTGACATTCATGGCAGCATTCACGGAAGTATGGACAAAAGAGCTCAGCGAGAAGGCCGGAAAGGCACTGGTAGACATATTAGCTCCGAGCGGTGATACGGTACTCTGGTCAAGAGTCTCCGGCGTAGGCAAGTTCATGATATCCATTCACAGCGATGACGGAACGATAGTCTACACGAACATCCGGACAAACGAAAAGACAAAGAGCACGGCAGCGGATGCCGAAGCCGCCATTCATGAAGTGTTCGACGTATGCGATGCCCATGAGTGGGAACTGGTATGCGGCGAAGAATTTGAAAAGCATACCCCGGCTCCCGAGAAGAAGCCTGAGCCGAAGCCCGAGAAGAAGGACGCTGCCACAAGGCAGCAGGACGACAGCCACAAGGCAGCGGCTACCAAAAAATACCAGGACGAGATCAAGGCGTACAAAGAAAAGACAGGATGGAACCCTGACGATCCATGGACTCCGGAAAAGGGAGAAGCTTGCGAAGAAAAGGAGAAGGCTTCAAGCGAAGAAGTTGCACCGGCACAACAGTCCGAAGATATCGGCATGAATCCTCCGGCGGAAGAAGCTGATCCGAAGTTCAAGGAATACAAGACCAGAGAGCTTCGAGGCATTACGGATGTCAAGCCCGGCGACAAGCTGGTAAACATAAAGACCGGAGAAATCGCCGACGTGATCGGCGACACGATCGGTTGCGTCAAGTGCGCCACGGATCACGGCATCATACTTGTGGACGCTCCGAACTATGTGGGCTGGGCAATACTCGAAGAGGAAAACTATGTGGACTGGGTAACAGTCAAAGAGGGATCCGAGGAAGAGAAGCGCGCGGAGGAAGCGCAGACAGAAGGAGCCGGCGGGCAGCAGGATACCGAAGAGCTTGAAGATGAAGAAGGCATCCGCGGACTCAGGCAGCGGATATTCGACAAAGAACATGAGCTTGAAGAAGTATTTGAGAATGCCTATGCGGATGGCTTCACTATGGACGGTCTGCTGAGCGTCAGAAGGCTCACACACCAGCTTCAGGTCATGCTCGATAAGATGATCGGATATAAGAAGATCGAACCCGAAGAAAGCGAGGAAGACGACGATGACAGCATTTGAGGAATTATTCCAGATGACTACGAAGCTGGGGCTCAGCACCATATCAAAACGGGCACCACACGGCAGGTGGCGGATAGATGTTTCACTTCCGAACGGAGCGAACATCACAGGCACAAAAGGCTCTCAGAGCGCTTGCGATATGTCCGTATGTGAGGTCGATGCTGATACGCCTGAGCAGGCGGCAGAACTTGCGGTCAAAAGACTCAAGGAGCGCCTGTATGAAATAAACGACCGTATTGAAGAGATCAGAGGGAGGAACAAGACATGAAGCTACAGGCATTTTCGAGGATCGCAAAGAAGGCACATACCTGCATTGTGTTTACAAAGCCCGAAGAGCAGCGCGGAACCGCGCAGGATGAAATGATAATCTCAAATGGTACCGGCATATACCGCTGCGGATGTATTCCGGTCATGAGCGGCGAAGCCCAGATATGCGCCCTGCTCGATATCAATAAAAAGCAGCGCGACAAGATGGAGATCCGCGAAGAGACATATTACGACCTGAAAGAGGTTGCAGCCGGCTTCGATCTGCATGACGGAGAGGCATACGATGAAGCGGATACCGAGAGCATAAAGATAAGCATCACATACGACGGAAAAGAATACGAGGCGCTTAAGTGTGCGGACGGCGAAATGATCTTCTACAACCGCGAGCTGCTCGCGCCACTTGTGAACGAGATCCAGTCTCCGTACTTCAAGATCAGATCCCGCATTGCTGATACCGGGAGAAAGAGATTCCGGTACTTGATAGCAAAGGACGGTTTCACTACGCTGGCGGCGTTTATGCCGATCATAGCACTAACGAATGAATTTATGGCCGACCTAAACGGTTTCGTACAGGACTGTGTATTACAGAAGCAGCTTGAAGACAACCGAGTGGCCGCATGTAGCGAAGGCCGAGCTGAATGAGTGCACCAGGGAATTTAATATATCACAAATCCACATGTGCCCTGCAAATGTCCGGTCGACAACGCAGGGCACGAAGGGAGGGACAAGAACATGAATAAGCAGCTCAGAACCGTTGCAAAGATTGCAGCGTTGACGACAGCTGTAATACTGGCGGTAGTTTTGGCCGTCGAAGAAAAAAACGGAACAGAGCCGATACAATCCGAAGCGGTCAGCATCGAGCAGACAACGGCTCCAACACAGACACCGACACAGATACCGACACCAACCACAACGCCCACGCCTACACCGGAAGCAGAGAATCAGACGGTCATCGCAGGCGATGTCGGGATACCCCAGGTCACAGAAATGATTGCAGAGATAATCGCGGAAGAAAAGAAAACAGCAACACCCACACCGGAGCCGACAGGAAAGCCCGAAGCAGAGGATATTGAGCTTTTGGCCAATGTTATATATCACGAGAACTGGCACACGGACGAAGAAAAAAAGACAGCCTACTGGACCGGCGCTGTAGTTCTTAACCGTGTAAAAAGTGATCGCTGGCCGAATACGATTAGAGAGGTGCTGTATCAGAAGAACCCGACACAGTACAGCACAACACACAAATTCTTCACGGTAGAGCTCCCAGAAGAATGTTACGAAATGGCTCGGAGCATTATTGAAAACGGAACGCCGGATGTTCCCGAGAATGTGGTTTATCAATCCCGGTTCAAACAGGGATCGGGAGTCTGGGAAGTGCTTAACGGCGAATATTTTTGTTACGAGTAGAAACACGCGAGGTAAGAAGATGATCAAATCAAGAAGAAGGACAGATGGAGAAGAAAACTGCACTACATGTCAACGATTAGCAAAGACAGACAAAACCGGAATTATGCGTTGCAGGATCGACGGAGCTTATGCCAGAGACGGAGACGCAATAGGCGAGGTAGTGTGCGATAAGTATATGCCAAGGCGAGAGGAGAAGAATAATGCGAAGATGTAAGATATGCGGCAAAAGAATGAAACTCAAAGCGGAAAACAGGTACGAGGTGAGGATTGTAAAGCCGAGACCCGTGCTCTCCCTCACCATAGAGCCGGATCTAATAGCCGAATGCTTTGATTGTCCGAGCTGCGGATGTCAAAATATCATGCAGATCAGAGAGGTAAATGTAGTGAAAGGAGAATCAGATGACAGCGGAAGAAATACTGAATCAGGGGCAGGACAAGATCAAGGAGCTGACAGCGGGCGTTGACATGATGAAATTCACGCTGGCTATCGAGGAAGAACTTCACTCGCTGCCGTTCCCGAAAGTAAGTATCTACATCAACGGGAATAAGGTCTCAGGAGAACCGGGACTGTGCATCGACCAGCTCTGGCATGGCTGCGAACGTGAACTCGAAGAATTTGTAGAAAGAAAGATCGAGGAAAGGAAAAAGGCTGCTAAGCTCATTTTGATGAAAGCGGGAGTAGGCATTACCGCCGACGAAGAAGCTCACGAAGATCAGCCGGTCGATATTGTCGAAACAGAACCCGAGGAAGTTGCACCGGTGCAACCGGAAAAGCCCGAGAAGATAACTTCGGCCGTGATCATTCCGGACAACATCCTGAAGGATGAATATTTTAAGCGCGGCAAGACGGTCAAACAGATCGCTGAAGATTACAATGTCGGCGTATACGGACTATATAAGCGCATCGAAAAAATGAAACAGCAGAAGGAAGCGACTGCGAAGGAGTGTGCCAGTAGCAAAAGATGACACGCACTTCGGGATGAAACAGAAGATCTGCGAGTGGTGCGGTGAAGCATTTACGACATGGAGTAATATCAAGTGGGCTTACACATGGGCAAAGAACAGCAGCAGCCGCTTATACTTCTGCTCGTGGAACTGCCTATGTACGGCCAAACGCGCAAACGGTCATGAAGATCTGACCGGATCCGCGCCGAATAAGATCAAAGGTAACTGGAAAAGGACGATTGAATAGCATGTATAACTTTTACAGGAGATCAAAATACAATGCGAGAAAGGTTGAATCAGATGACGGCGAAGTGTTCGACTCGCTGCTTGAACGCCGCCGCTGGGAATACTTAAAGATCGCGCAGAAGGAAGGTCTGATATCAGGCCTTGAGAGGCAGAAAAAGTTCGTGCTCATACCGGCGCAATACGAGATCAACGGAGCTGTATATACCAAAGGCAAGAACAAAGGGCTGCCGAAGCCCGGAAAGCTTCTCGAAAAGGAGTGTTCGTATTATGCTGATTTCACGTACTACAAGGACGGAGAGCTTATTGCGGAAGATGCCAAAGGCATGGAAACCAAAGAATTCAAGATCAAGAAGAAACTTATGCTTGAGCGCTTCGGCCTGATCGTCAAGGTGGTGAAGGTTGCCACAGCAGACATATAAAACATACAGGGGGATCAAATGACACGCAAGGATCTTTCAAAGCTATACTACCTGAACAAAGAAATAGAGATGTGGCACACAGAGCTTGAGAAGCTGGAAGCCCGATCCGGATACGAAACCTCTCCGATCTCGGACGCTCCGAAGTCGTTCAGAAAGCAATCATCGCCTACAGAGCAAAGAATGCTGTCCGTGGCCAGATGCAAGACAAAGATCGACGTACTTATGCTCAAAGCACAAAAGGCGCAGGAAGAGACGCTGAATTTTATTGAGACGATTGACGATCCTCTCATGCGACAGATCGTAATGCACCGCTGCGTACATCTTTACGGCTGGAAAAAGATCGCCACTCTGATGGGCGGCATGAGCTCTCCGGAATCTTTAAGAAACTCATACAGCCAGTATCTCAAAAAAATGTTTAAAGATAATTAAATTCATTTACATTTTTTACACACACCCATGCTATCATGATAGCATGAAATAAGTCCGAAGGCACCGGGCGGTCACAGCGATGATCGCGCCGGTGTTTTTATATGTCAGGGAGGCGGCAATGGCAAAGGGATTGATTAACATCGCCGTCAAGGAAGCGGCGAAGCTTAAGAAAGAAATCGAAAAGAACGAAGAGAAATCCAAGCGTGCGCTACAAAGAACCGTATCGGATTTCAGGAGCAGAGCTCCGGGATGGGTAAGCACATCCGTCACGGAAGTATACGGCATCAAAAAGTCCGATGTCAAAGGCTGCTTCAAGGGAGCAAAGAAAGCCGCCGGTAAGATCAGGATATCTGGCATCATGGTCGACAACATACAGCTGACATACAGCGGCAGGTTGCTGACACCGACACACTTCAAGATGAAGCCGGCCACGGTACCGGCGAAAAGATCGAAGGACAAGAGACTTATTCCCGGACAGGCGATCAAGAGCGACAAGCGAGTAGGAACTGTCGCAGCCGTATCTCCTGTCGCTCCGTACAAGATCAGCGCGGAGGTATACAAAGGCAAGCGCAAGGAGTTCAAAAGCGCGAACATATTCCTCGGATCCAATAAAGGCGGAGGATTTATCCCGTTCCAGCGTACAGGACCCGGCCGGAATGATATCAAGTCGATCAAGACCGTATCTGTTCCTCAGATGATCACGAACGAAACGGTAGCAAAAAACATTAACGAAAAAATCAATGATGGATTGAGCAAGAGACTTGAGCATCATATTGAGCAAGAATTCAAGAAATAGCGGGCGGTAGGTACTTCTGGAACTTCAAAAAGCACTGCGGTGCTCGCGAGCCCAAAAAACGTGCAGACTCCGGAAAAAATTTTCGGGGCACTTCCGTTCCGCATAGGAGGCGCAAATGGCTGAAACAAGCGGAAAGGTCAAAACGATGACCACGAACGAAGTGGCGCTCATGTTTGGAGTGACCGCCAGGTACATCAGGCAGCTGACCGAAGACGGGATCATCAAGGGCAAGGTCGCAGGCAACCAGCGGAAGTATGATCGTGACGAAACGGTGCAGGCATATATCGCTCATATCAAAGCGAGCGCATCGAAGCCCACCAGCAAAAACGACGCAGAGAATGAAAGCCGGAGGCTTGCTGCCGAAGCCGATCTGAAAGAGACGAAGGCGGCTATCGAAAAAATCAAGCGCGCGGAGCTTGAAGGTCAGATGCACAGATCGGAGGATGTGGAAGCGATTCTGGCAGACCTGATCTACGAAGTGAAAAACCGTTTGATGGCATTGCCCGGAAGGCTGGCCATGGATACGGCAAGAATAAAAACACCTGAGGAAGAATCCATACGAATCAATGCGGAGGTAAAGGAGATCCTGAACAGCCTGGCAGATTACAGGTACGATCCTGAGAAGTTCAAAAGACGGGTGAAGGCAAGAAAGGGAGCTGATGAAGATGCCGCGGAAGAAACCGACGACTAAAGCATCAACCAGAAAGAAGCCATCGAGCAAGAAAAAGGTTCCGACAAAGAAGACCCCGGCAAAGAAACCGGCCGAAAAGAAAACAGCGAAGAAGTCAAATCTTGCGCAGTTGTATCCTGAGGCAGCGAAGCTGAACAAGGTTATAGCAAGAGCAGTCAAAAACTTCAGGGCGACCGAAACGCTCACGGTATCCGAGTGGGCTGATCGAAAGCGAAGGCTCTCTCCGGAAACATCAGCTGAACCGGGATTATGGAGAACATCCAGGACACCATACCTGAAGGATCCGATGGACTGCTTTACCGATCCGAAAGTTCACAAGATCGTCATGGTAGCAGCTTCTCAGGTAGGAAAGTCAGAGTTCGAGCTTAACGCTATAGGATACATCATAGATCAGGATCCCGGTACGATTCTTTACATACACCCGTCACTGGACGAAGCAAGGAAGTTTTCGAAGCAAAGACTCAATCCGATGATCCGAGACTGTAAGGCACTTAGAAACAAAGTGTCAGAGCTCAAAGCAAAGGATTCCTCGAACACGATCCTGCAAAAGAGTTTTCCGGGCGGAAGCATTACGCTGATAGGCTCGAACACTCCGAGAGCATTAGCCTCAACACCTGTCAGATACGTAATCGGCGACGAACATGACCGCTGGGCAAAGTCAGCCGGTACCGAAGGTGATCCGTGGGAGCTTGCTGAAAGAAGACAGACGGCCTTCTACAATCGCAAGGCTATAGACATAAGCACACCGACAACGAAAGGGGCGAGCGCTATCGAAGTGTCATTTTACCAGGGCACACAGGAAAGATGGTGCCATCAGTGCCCGGAGTGCGGTGAGTATTCTGAGATCGATTTTGACGAGATCAAATTTAACCACACGGTCGAGAAAATATCCGGCCGGAAGGTGTTTACGATAAACGGTCCGATACATTGGACATGCCCGAAGTGCGGCTGCCTGATACCTGAAGAAACAATGAGGCAGCAGCCGGCAAAATGGATAGCGGCAAATCCCGGCGCGTATGAGTCAGGCGTCAGGAGCTTCTGGCTGAATGCGTTTTCAAGCCCGTGGATGCCTTGGAAAAAGATCTGTCAGAGCTTCCTTGAAGCAAAAGACGATTCCCTGAGGCTGAAGGTAGTGTGGAACACACTGTTCGGTAAGCTCTGGGAGGAACGCGGGGATCTTGCGGACGAAGATACGATGCTCTCCCGCCGCGAGGATTACGGCACTAACGAAGAAGGCGGGCCGGTCGAGCTGCCCGAAGGCGTTTTGGTTTTAACTATGGGCGTAGATACACAGGACAACCGTTTCGAGTATGAAGTAGTCGGTCACGGCCAGTACGGCGAAACCTGGGGCATACGCTGCGGACATATTGACGGGCGGCCGGATGTAGCTGAGACATGGGCAAGACTTGATGAAGTCATAGATCACGTATACAGGTTCAAAAACGGCAGAGGTCTGAAAATATCGATCACGATGATAGACTCAGGCGGACACTTCACACAGGAAGTATACGAGGGCTGCCGCGCAAGGCAGGGCAAGCGCGTATTTGCAATCAAAGGCAAAGGCGGCGACGGCATACCTTTCACTGCACCGCCAACAAAGGTGCCGATCAGGAACAGCAAGAAGATCACCTGCTGGCTGTATACCATCGGCGTAGATTCCGGCAAGGCTTCGATTATGAGCAACCTGAAGGTCGAGGAAGCCGGTGCGAAGTATTGCCACTTTCCAAGGCACGAAAGCGCAGGCTACGACCAGCGATTCTTCAACGGCTTGCTGTCAGAGCACATGATCCTGTCGAGCAGCAAAGGCGTAAACCGCTGGACATGGGAAAAGCTTCCGGGGCATCAGCGGAATGAGCCGCTTGACTGTCGCAATTACGCAAATGCCGGACTCAGGATCATCAATCCTGACATGGACAAGCTCGAAGTGCGGCTTCGGGAAATGAACGGACAGCCGGTACAAAAGCAACCGGAGCAGAAAAAGCAAGTTGCACCGGTGCAACCGAGAAGAAAGGTACAGAGAAGCAGACGCAGCGGCTTCGATGAATGGTAAGGAGGAAACATGGCGGACAGGACAGAATTAACGGCAAGGCTTGAATTCAAAAAGGCAGCGCTTGAAAAAGCTAGAGCCGCATACCTTGACCTATTGGATGGCAATGTTGCCTCATACACGATAGACGGCCGAAGCCTTACAAGGCTTGACCTTGATAAGCTGAAAAACCACATCAAAGCGCTCGAAAATGAAATAGACGGTCTCGAAAACATGCTAAAGGGCGGAAAACCGCGCAAAGCTATCGGAATAGTACAAAGAGACTGGTAAAAGCAAGGGATATTACGCGCAAGCGTTATATCAAAACCGACGCTTGGAAGTCGGCGCTCCTACTTTCAGGCGCCGGATATTTGAGGAGGTGAGCACCACGAAAAGCGATTTTGAAGCCGCAAGACTGTTATCTGAGCGAAATGCGGTAAAGAATAAGAGATACGCACTGCGCAACAAAGGTTACAGCGAAGCAGGTGCGAGCCATAGAAAAAAAGCCCTCAAAGGGTTCACGGCACAGAGCGGAAGTCCCCGCGAGGATATCGACTGGAATAATTACACCTTAAGACAGCGCGGAAGGATGCTCTTTATGAGCACACCGATCGCAAAGTCAGCCGTAACGACCAACCGCACAAACGTGATCGGCATGGGCTTACAGCTGAAGGCAAAGATTGATCATGTAACGCTTGGAATGACACCCGAGGCAGCAGCGGAATGGCAGAGACACACCGAAGCGGAATTTGCTCTCTGGGCAAACAACAAAAGAGCCTGCGATGCTACCGGAGTGAATGACTTTTACAGCATCCAGCAGTTAGCTCTTACGTCCTGGCTGACATCAGGCGACTGCTTCGTAGTTATGAAGCAATACAAGCCTACGCCGCTCATGCCCTACTCTCTCAGGCTACATGTGCTTGAGGCTGACAGAGTACGTACACCGGGCAAGACCGTAGGCGTTAACACAGAAGGTATCGCAGAGAACGGCAATATGATCTACGACGGTGTTGAAGTCGACGACAACGGAGCCATAGTAGCATATTACGTAGCAAACACATATCCGTATGAGATCAGCGCTCGCAAGCCTGAAGAGTTTATCCGTGTAAAGGCATACGGAGACAAGACGGGCCTGCCGAACATCATACAGCTGATGGAATCGGAACGCGCTGACCAGTACAGAGGCGTGTCATATCTCGCTCCGGTAATCGAACCGCTTCTGCAGCTTCGCAGATATACGGAGTCAGAATTGACGGCGGCAAATATCGAAGCCTGCTTCGCAGCATTTATCAAGACAACCGAATCTCCGGCAGACAATCCCTTCAATGAAGTAGGCTGGGGAGACGTGGACGGAATGCCCGGAGCTGCATCACCTGACAATCAGGTGAGCCACGATCCGAATGAATACGAGCTCGGACCCGGAACGGTCAACATCATGGAGCCCGGCGAAGATGTAACCTTCGCGGATCCCAAGAGACCCGGCAGCGGCTTCGCCGGTTTCGTCGATGCGGTATCTACACAGGTGGGCGCAGCGCTCGAAATACCGAAAGAACTGCTCATGAAAGCATTCACGGCAAGCTATTCGGCATCACGCGCCGCGCTGCTTGAAGCGTGGAAAGCGTTCGCTATGAGAAGGCAGTGGTTTACAGCTGATTTCTGCAAGCCCATCTATGAAATATGGCTGTCCGAGGCTGTAGCCAGAGGTCGCATACTCGCTCCTGGATTTTTCACAGATCCGGCGATCAGAGCGGCATACCTCGGCAGCAAGTGGATCGGACCTTCTCAGGGCATGCTTGATCCGACCAAGGAGATAACAGCTGAAATCATGGCCATCAATGCCGGATTCAGCACGCATGAACAGAGTACGATCAAGCTCAACGGCGGTCAGTGGAATGACAACGTAACACAGCTGGCTATAGAGGAACGCGAGCTCGAAGTGGCTGGTCTTAAGAACAGCAATATATCAATCCAAATCTATACAGGAGATGAAGGAGGAAAAGATGGACAGACTGAATGAAAAGGTCAAAAGATGCTGGAATATTGCCAGCGTATCCGATGACGAAGGCGAAATCATTCTTTACGGCGACGTTGAAAGCCAGCAGCCTGTTGACTGGTGGACCGGCGAACCCATTCCGGGAATGTTTATCACACCGGAAGGCTTCATGGAAGATCTCGAAGCCGTAAAGAACAAGTCAAAGATCACAGTGAAGCTCAACAGCTGCGGCGGAGATCTTTACACAGGTATCGCGATCCACAATGCCATCAAGGCATTGCCCGCAAACGTAACGGTCATAGTAGAAGGCATCGCAGCGAGCGCGGCTTCTGTGATCATGTGCGCAGGTGACACCGTACAGGTATATCCCGGATCACTTGTTATGATCCACGAACCCGCCTGCACTGTGATTGACTACTGCAACCGTGACGACCTGAAGCAGATTATCAAGATGCTTGAGGCAGGAATCGACGCAGCGGCAGCAGTATACAACCAGAAGACCGGCATCGAGGTCGATACCCTGAAGAGCATGATGCACAAGGAGACATGGATGACCGGGCAGGAAGCTGTAGACAAAGGCTTCGCAAATGAACTGATTACCGGAGCGGATGTCAATATGGCGCTCGAAGGTAAAGAAGTTCTGATGGTGGCCGGAGTAAGGCACAATGTAAGAGGCTTGCACATTCCGGAAAACCTCAATATCACAAGAATTTCGGCGCAGGTGAGCGAAAAAACAACTCCGTGCGCGGAAATAGATAAGCCCGGCGACAATGCCGGAGAACTCAAGGAAGGAGGTACCGCAGAAATGTATAATTCAATCGATGAATTACGGGCTGCTATGCCTGACCTCGTATCTCAGCTTGAGACTTCGGCAGCAGAGGCGGCCGTGGCACAGGAGAGGGAACGTCAGCAGAGGATTGACGAGATTGCGGCATCCGTAGCGGATACGGCACTTGTCAACGAAGCAAAGTATGAAAAGCCCTGCACAGCTGAACAGCTTGCCTTCCGTGCTATGCAGAGACAGGCACAGCTCGGAGCTCAGCACTTGCAGAACGTGACAAGTGACAACGCTGAATCAGGCGTGCAGGATGTACAGGCGGTCAATGCTCCGGCAGAACAGCCCAAGCAGTTGACAAAGGAAGAGCGCATCGCAATGGGACGCGCAGATGCCAAGGCGGCATTAAACAAAAAGGAGGACTAAGATCATGGCAAACCTTATCGACACAATGAACTATGACGGCCTGATCTCGGGGCTTGCACCCGAACCTGTCGTAGCGGCAGGCTTAATCAGGAAGCTTGGAACCGCGGCTACATATAAGCGCGGCACAATCCTTGCTAAATCAAGCGGATCCGCAGGTGACGACAAGCTCGTTATCCTGGGAACCACAGCAGCAACCAATGAAACACTTACCGCGTACGCCATCCTTGCGGATGACACAGCGATCGGTACCGCTGCCGATGTAAATGCAGCCATTTACAAGGCAGGATGCTTCGATCCTGACAAGCTGGCGGTAAAGTCAGGCTACACCATCACCGAGGGTGACAAGGATGATCTCCGCAACGGCGGCGTGTTCCTTTCTCCCGTAATTGACTAAGGAGGTAAAGGACAATGGGTGCTAACATTGACGTTTTTGACACTTATTACATGGCTGGGATGGTCGAAGAGATCACTCCTACCCCCAGCTTCTTCAAGGACAGATACTTCGGTGAAGAAGATCCCTTCTCGACCGATAAGGTCCTTGTTGAGTTCATGGACGGAGAACAGACCATGGTTCCGTTCATCGCTCCCCGTGTAGGCGACATCCCTGTTGACCGCGCAGGATATCAGATCTTCGAGTTCGAGCCTTCACTGATCGCTCCCTCAAGGATCCTCTCTCTTGATGATCTCAAGAAGCGTGGCTTCGGCGAAGCTCTTTTTGCGGGCTCGACACCTGCAGAGAGAGCAAAGAAGATCCAGCTCAGAGATCTCACCGATCTTGACAGACGCATTGCCCGCCGCGAAGAGTGGATGGCTGCACAGACCATCATCAACAATGGCGTAGATATGGTTGAATACATTGACGCTGATACTCAGGGTCAGACCGTACCGATCCGCTACTACGATACCTCGGGATCTAACCCCGGCGTATACACTGTAAGCCCTGTGTGGACTACTTGGGCGCTTATGTGTGCTGATGTAGTTGCTATGTGTGATGAACTTGCAAAGCGCGGCCTTCCTGTATCCGATCTCGTGCTCGGATCAACCACATGGGCAACCGTTAAGGGCTTCACCGGTCTTTTGGATGAGCTCGACAACAGAAGCATTGACATCGGAGAGATCAGAGCATCTATCGCCGGCACCGGCGTAACCTACGTAGGCAAGCTCAACTTCGAAGGCTACATGCTCGATGTATTCGTAGCACGCGAGACTTATGTTGACGCTTCGGGTGTTACACAGCTGTATTTCCCTGCGAAGTCTGCTATGGTAAGCGCTCCCGGATGCGGCAAGACCTACTACGGCGCTGTAACCCAGATTGACTACGGTGCAGAGGAGTTCGAGACCTATACAGGCCGTCGTATCCCTAAGCTCTGCATCAATCAGGAGAAGGATCTGCGCAAGCTCCGCCTTGCTGCACGTCCCCTCACCGCGCCCAAGAACAAGGCACCTTGGATCTACGCTGCAAACGTAGTATCGTGATGTAGTTTCAGAAAGGAGCGCACTATGACACTGATCAAGATTATCAACGGTATCTACGGCTATCATATCAATGAGGCTGTAGTTGAGCCTAAAACTGCCAGCAGCCCCGCTTTCTATGTCGACGACAAGGAAGCGGAGCGCCTGGTCGAGCTCAAGGTTGCAAGGATAATCGAACCCGATCCCGAAGTTGCACCGGTGCAACCGGATGATGTCACAGAAGATGACGAAACAGAGAGCGGGACAGACGTGTTCGAAGAATCTGACAAGGCTGATTACAACGAAAGCATGAAGCTTGACGATCTGAAGAAGATCGCTATCGATGCCGGAGCATCGAAGAACAAGGTCAAGAAAATGCGGACGAAGAAGGAAGTCATAGCAGCTATCGAGACAGCACAGGAAAAGGCAGCAGGCAAGCAGGAAGCTCTTCCTCAGGTAGATGCGGCAGATTTCGTATAAGGAGGGCTGCTCTCATGGTTAGATTGATTAAGGATGTGGTTTATACCACAAAAAGCGGTGTTGACATGACTATAGGCTGTGAGTTCTCTGAGAGCGCCGACAAGGAAAAGGAACTCGTAAACAGAGGCTTCGCAGAATATGTCAATAAGCCGGTCCCGACTGCGGATGAGGGCAAGGCAAAGAAGACACCGAAGAAAGATAAATGAGTTTCAAGGATCAGATAGCGAAAGATATAGATAAGGTCTTCCTGAATCTTGATGATTTCGCTGAAACTCATGTGGTCGAAGGCAGCAGCATAACCTGCGTAGTCAGCACTGATGCGCAGAACAAGATCATGAACGGGCGAATACTCGGACAGATCGAGGCTGATATGTTCCTCTATGCGAAAACGGAGGAAGCTCCGAGATCTAGAAGCCCGGAGTCGATCATAAATGTCGACGGCAAAGAGATGGTAGTAGTAAAATGGGCCGAATCTATGGGCGTGGTAGTGATAGCGCTGCGGCAGAACTGCATGATGTAAGGAGGCTTACGGATGACCATAACCGAAACACTCGACACCTTGCAAAAATGGTTTGATGAACATATCAGCCAGAAAGTAACGCTTAAACTGCCCACGGATGCACAGATTACCGGCGAAGCCACATTGGTACACCCCGCGACCTTCGCGTTATATGTACCGGCAAAAGACCGCATACCTCCGAACGTGCCGGCTCCTATCCCATCACTGTGCATACAGCTGATGGAGGGAGAAGACAGAACACTCGATCACAAGAGGAAACTCAATATCCGCATATGTCTGTCAGCGTGGAATCCCGGAGAACAGACGGGCGTTACGTTTTATCCTCAGAACTCCGAGACTGACTATTTCCACAAGAGATATACGCAGGGCGATGAAGAACCGACATACACCCGCAATCTTGACGGATGGCGCGATGTATGGAACTTCGTAGACTTCTGCCTTGCGACGCTCCACAAAACTGACATAATCGAAGGGTTTAGGATCATCAAAGAAGACGGCATCAAATACGGGCCGTTTACTGAAGATGGTGCGATATGGGACTATTACCCCTACTGGCACAGCTGGATCACGTTTACGCTTGAAGGCGGTCTCGTAGCTAACGTCCCTGACTACAGCAATTTTTTATAAAACACAGGAGGTAAAACGCAATGGCGTACAAACATGGCACATATGGCGAAATCGAAAAATCTGCGGTTGTCGCTGCGGCGCAGGCAGGCTCCGTCCTGGTGTATGTCGGTACAGCCCCTATCCAGAAGATAGCGGGACACGCCTCGCTCGGACTGGTAAACCAGCCTATCAGGCTTCGCAACATGGAAGATGCAAAAGCAACCTTCGGATGGTCGGACGACTGGGCAAAGTTTACGCTCTGCGAAGTGTTCGATGAACACTTCAATAACAGCGTTGAGAATGTAGGACCCATCTATGTGATCAATGTACTCGATCCGGATACCCACAAGGGCGCTCAGGTATCGCTTGCGAACCAGGATTTCACACAGACAGGCGTAATCTACATCGGAAACGATCTGGCAGACGTTGACAGCGTGCGCGTAACAGGCAAGGTGCTCGACACCGACTACAGTGTATCATTCGATGCAGAGAACAACAGGATAGTCGTAACCAACCTTACGACTCTGGGCTCATCGGAGACCATCACCTACTACCCCGTGGACGCTTCGGCAGTCACAAAGAACACCATCATCGGTACATCAGGCAGCGGCGTGAGCACCGGCATTCAGGCTATCAAAAAGGTATATACAAAGTACACCGCGGTTCCGAACATTCTGGCTGCTCCCGGCTGGTCAGAGGATCCTGAAGTATACACCGCAATGGTGGCCGCTGTCCAGAAGATCAACGGACACTGGGACGCATTCGCGATCGCGGATATTCCCGTTGAGGCAAAGGAAAGCGAAGAGGCAGCAGTAACAAGCTACACGGCTTCGGTTACTGTACCGAACCTCATTGAAGACAGCGTAGAGGTATGGAAGGGCGATGGTTCCGTCAAAGGAACAAAAACGACCGACTATACTCTCTCCTATGCTTCTAATGTCCTGACCGTCACTCTCGTGAACGGCGGCGCTCTCTATTCCGAAAACAAGGTCATCATCAAGACGACTGCAGCAATCGGAACGAAGGAAGCTGCTATTCAGTGGCAGACGGCTCACGGATATGTATCGGAGAGATCAAAGGTATGCTGGCCGCAGGTTAAGTCCGGCACCGGCAAGACCTACCACCTTTCGACTGTATGCGCGGCAACCATGCTCCGCGTTGATCTCGATCATGACTCCGTTCCCATGGAAACTCCTTCGAATAAAGAGATCATGGCGACCATGCAGTATTTCGGATCAACCGCCATGAATGAAGGGTACGACGATACAGAAAGCAACGATCTCAACGAAGTCGGCATCACTACCGCTTGTATCTTCAACGGATCGTGGGTACTCTGGGGACCTCATACAGCCGCATACAAGTACGGCACGACAATGGATCCTCGCGTCATCTTTGACACGAATATCCGCATGCTGATGCACGTAACGAACGGCTTCCAGCTTCGCCACGGTCTTGAGATCGATGCTCCCATGACACCGGCACAGAAGGACACCGTATTAAACGCAGAAAACGCAGAGCTTGAAAGACTCGGCGCTCTCGGAGCATTGATCGGCGAATCAAGCGTTGAGTTCCTTGAGGTTGAGAACCCTGAGAGCGATATGCTCAACGGTGATTTCGTATTCAATCTCTCGTTCACGTCGACACCGCCGTTCAAGAGCGCAACGGCTAAGGTATGCTACACAAGCAGAGGCTTCGCAGCATTTTTCGGAGGTGAATAATTATGGGATGGAAAGACATTAACGGCGCCGTAGTCGCTGATACAGTGTACTGCGACGATGTGCTTGTAGCAAAGGACACATCTTTTACTATTCCCGGAATTGCGTTTGCGACAGCTGACGTGGCCGCAATGGGAACCATGACCGTGCCGATCATCGGCATGCTCGAAAACATGCAGCTCACGGTCAAGCAGATCGGAGTTGACAAGGGGCTGAGCAAGCTTAACAAGCTTAAGGCTCAGAACCTTGAGTTCAGATGGGTAGAGACCGTAGTAAAGTCCGACGGAGCTCTTTCCCAGGAAGGCCGCAAGGCATTCGTTCGCACCATGCCCAGCGCTATACCGGACATCGGCGTGGAAAATGGCAGCGCAACCGAACTTGAAAGCACATTCAATGTGACAAGGTGCCAGGTATATGCAGATGGCAAAGAACTGTTCTGCGTTGACCGCCTTGCGAACGTGCTCAGAGTCGGCGGCAAGGATTATTACAGCAAGATTGCGAATCTTCTGTGAAAACCATCTAAAACAAGGGGGCTCGCAGTTTATAAAACCTATTGCGAGCCCCTGTATTTGAAAGGAGCGTAAAAATGAAAGGGACACTTAAACTTCAGAACCCCATTCTTATTAACGGCAAGACCGTATCAGAACTCAGCTACGATATCGATGAAATTACCGGTGAACTTTTCGCCGAAGCTGACTCGAAAAAGATGGCCGCATCAGGATCAAAGAGCGGCAATCTTTCCGGAGCTGCAGAGCTTGACTATTCGTTCCAGCTCTACCTCGGATACGCGGCAATTCTGGCCGTCAATCCCGAATATGACTGGTCCGATCTTGCAAGGATCAAAGGACACGACAACATGAAAGTAATGAGGATAGGCAGGGCTTTTATCGTAGGGTCGGCGGCGTCAGAGGAAGACGACTCCGAAGAGCCTACAGAGACTACGGAAAAGTCTTCTCAACCTCAGTCACCGACCTCGAAAAAAAGCGAGTAATCAGCTTTATCATAGAATACGCAGAAGCGGCCGAAGATCTGAGTGAAGAGGAAAAACGCAAGCAGGCTCGCGCCGTGAGCGGATCAGTAGCAAAAACATTTAAAGGACATCATGCAAGAAGGAGACACTGACTATGGCAAAGAATAAAGCGTTACAGGCTATAGTTGAGATAGCCGGAAGCGTAAGCCCTACCCTGGGCAGCTCCGTTAAATCAGCGACGGACGCGCTTGACAAGCTCAACCTCAAAGCCCTTGCCATAGGCGCGGCCGTAGGCGGTGCAGCCATAGCAACCGGAAAAGCGGTAGCAAAAGCCGGTGAATATTTGTTTCAGCTGGGCAGCAAATTCGACGAAGCGGAAGACGCTATCAGGATAGGCACCGGAGCCACAGGCGAAGATCTTGAAGCTCTGATGGATACGGCGAAGGAAGTATATACCTCTATTCCTACAACGATGGAAGAGGCCGCAGCGGCGATAGCAGATTACAATACACGCCTGGGCGTTACGGGCGACACCTTGAGCGATCTGTCAAAGCAGGCCATATCCGCAGCTGACATGCTGGGCGAAGATCTCAACACGGTCATCGAGGAAAGTTCCAAAGCAATGCAAAACTGGAACATAGACGAATCCCACATGTCCGAAGCTATGGATTATATGTTTAAGGTAGCCCAGAGCACCGGCGTAAGTTTCACAAACCTGTCCTCAGAAATGGAGACCTACGGCGCGCAGCTTCAGGAAGTAGGATATACGTTCCGCGAAGCCTCTACACTGCTCGGACAGGTCGAGAAAGAAGGTCTCGACGCTGCTACGGTAGTGACAGCCCTGAAGACCGCTTCTCAGCAGGCGGCAAAGGACGGCTTCGAGAATCTGAACGATGGCATCGAGACATATATTTCAGAGATACAGAACGCAACGGATGATACCGAGGCCTACAGCATAGCCACAAAGTATTTCGGCAGCAAGGCGGCGGCCACCATGACACAGGCGATTAAGAGAGGCACCTTAAGCATCGACGGACTGACGGCATCGCTCAAAGAATCGGACGAAAGCATACTTGGATGCGCTGAAGATACATACGACTTTTCGGAGCAGGTGCAGATGATGAAAGCAAAGCTCGAAGTAGCGCTTGCCCCGATTGCTGAAACGATCTTTTCAGAAATATCCGACATGCTGCCCACGCTCATGGGAATGCTCGAAACCTTTATACCGATCATAACAAGCGTTGTAGAGCAGGCATTGCCATTCGTGGAGCAATTTTTAGGCGGCATAGCCGAGCTGCTTCCGGTCATCATGCCAATGATCCAGGGACTCGCAGAACAGCTACTTCCGATCCTGCTCAATTTGGTAGAAACACTCCTGCCGCCGCTGTTAGATCTCATTACCGGGATCATACCTCCGCTGATGGAGATATTAGAAGCCATACTGCCGCCAATCGTGGAGATCATCACATCGATACTCCCGATCATTACGGAAATAGCGGCCGCAGTTCTGCCGGTGCTGGTGGACATTATTGCGGCACTCATTCCGGTCATCAAACCGCTGCTTGATATCCTGATCAACCTTTTCAACAGCGTAATCATGCCGATACTTGATCCGTTGCTTATGCTGGCGGAAACGATACTTCCCGTGATAGTTGACCTGCTGAAAATGATAGCGCCAATCCTCGAACCGATCGGAAAGATATTAGGTCCCATAGCGGATGTCATAGGCGTGATTGTAGATGCGATATCTACAGTGGTTGGATGGGTCGCTGATGGTCTGGGATGGCTTGTAGATCTGTTCTTCGGAAGCGACGAAGACGACGCGAAGGAAATGGCAAGATATGCGATGGGCGGATTCACTCACGGCCCGTCTATCGCAGGTGAAGAGGGCACGGAGGCGGTTATTTCGTTCGATCCTACATACAGACAGAGAAACATCAGGATCCTCGAACAGGCCGCACTCATGCTCGGACTATCAGGCTTCGGAACTACCGAGATATCATCAGACAACAGCCTGACACTGGACGAAAACTCATATTCTTCGCAGGCCGGGCAGCTGCTCTCGCTTGATGACTTTTCGCTATCAGAGCTCTCCGGCGGCGGAGGCGTGACATACGTATACGATTTCTCAGGCTTCACATGGAGCCCGACAATCAACACCGAAGGATCAGCTGACGAAGATCAGTTCATGCAGAGACTCGAAGAGCATGAGGCAGAGTTCTTCGAATGGCTGAAGGAATTTGCTAAGGCAAGGGAGGCGTACTGTTTTGGATAGGATCGTAGGCTATAAGAAATATAACACCTGCGCCGGAGACACGTTCGACTCCCTGGCGCTTGACATGTATAACGACGAAGGGCTGGCTCACAGGATCATACAATTCAATCCCGACTATGCCGATGTACTCGTATTCGATGCAAATATACCGCTGAAGCTTCCGGTATATGATGAGGATGTATCCGCAGGGTCAAGCACTCTTCCGCCTTGGAGAAGAGAATGAAGATACTATATAACGACAAGGATATCTACAAAGATATCAGCCTCAACTACGCGGTACACGAGATGTATGCCGGAGACTTTGCGGATAATCTCACGCTGCGCTTCAATGATCCGAAAGGAACGTGGAGCAAGTGGGATCCTGAAATGGGCGATACGATATCTCTTGAGCACGATAAGTCGAAGACGGGCAAGATGTATATTTTCCAGATCGGAGCCCGTAACGGCATCTTCACCGTAAGGGCGATGTCAATGCCGCCTTCGATGGCAAGCCGAAGGTCAGCATCCTGGGAAAAGATAAAGTACACCCAGATAGCAAGCGAGATAGCCGAAAGACACGGCCTGACACTCAAGACATACAACGTAAAAGATCAGGTATATGCCAGCATGAAACAGCAAAATGAATCCGACATAGCATTCTTGAACAACCTGAGCCTGATCGAAGGCAATCAGCTGATCATATACGACGGCCAACTGATCATTTACGACGAAGCCGAAATGGAAAAAAGCTCTGCTCCGGAAGTGTTCGAAGTAGGCAGCAGGACGGAATACACCTACTCAGACGACTCAGGAGAGGCATACGGCGCTTCTAAGGTGATAGCCGGTACATTTACAGGGTACTACGAAAACGGAGGCAGTACGAGGCTGATAGAGACGGTTATGAGGGCGAACAGCGACGTGGAGGCGGCAAGGTTTGCAAAGAATATCCTGCGCAGCAAGAATAAAGCATTGCAGACAGGATCTATAAAGACTGATTTCACATCGAAATATGCGCCCGCATCGGTGCTCAATATATCCACAAAGAAGGCTGTACGATGGAACGGCAAGAGCTTCGTCACTAAAGTGCGGCAGGACTACGTTAAGAATCTGACCGTCCTGTATTTCCGCAATATCACATTGGAGGGATATTGATATGGCAGGAATAATACAGGGCAAAATAACAAAGCTGAAGGAATCCGGCGGCGTTAATGTCAAAGCCACGGTGATGGACACATCAAGCATGGTTACGATGGATGTAGTAATACCAGAAAGACTTCAGACACTCACATACCTTGAGATCAATACCGGCGTGTGCTGCGCGGTATTTGATGACAATACGGCTCTGATGCTGTCAAGATTAGACGGAAAATATTCGTAAAGGAGGGATATATTTGTCAACGATTGCAAAATGGCGAAAGCAGAAGTGGCTTGTAAGCCCGGAGAAGATCAAAGACCTCAGATCCCTCGCATTTTCATACGCTCAGCAGGCCGACAACAACAATTCGACAGAAGGCAAAGGCCTGACAAACGAAAAAGGACTTGAGCTCTTCAAGATGTCGTTTTCTACTACCCTGCTGGCTGCTGTCGGCGTAGATGTCAGAAAGGAAATAAACAACTGGAAGAAGGAAGTCACAAAGACCGGCGCATTTTATTTGAACGGCAAGCAGCTCGGGCCGAAAAAGATGAGACTCGACAAGGTAGGAGTCAGCAATATCCTTGTAGACAATAAAGGCCGCATGCTTCAGGCAACTTTGCAGTTCAACTTCGTAGAAGATGATCCGGAGAGGGCTGCTGACACTTCTACCAGTGCTACAGGCGTTAAGGCGAGCAAGACGGATAAAGAGGAACTGAAGACAAGCAAGACGGACAACCTTGAAACACAGGGCATAAAGACGGGATCATACGTACATTCGACACAGAAGGTAGACCTCGACGGAAATCCGGTCAATACGGATGACACTATGAAGGTGGTATCAACAAAAGGCGGTGTGGTTACGATGTCGGGCCCGAACGGTACGGTATCCCTACCGCACAATTATGTATCGCTTGTGGACTGATCCGGAGGGAGGAACATATGAGAAAAAGCGGCAATGGAATACCCGAGGTCTGCGTCGACAACCTGGTTAAGATCCGGCGCGGAGAAGTAGCCTATGAAAGAGTCAAAGGACTTGACGGCGGGCTCGTAGATCAGCCGTCTGCGCTGATAGAGGAAGACGCTACAGCGGACATCGAAAGACAGATCAGCATATTCGAGCCTCGCGTAGATGTAGACTCTGTTGAGGCAATCGGCAGCGGAACGAACGGCGGCTTCGAGTTCGATATACAAGTACATACAAAGGAGATCGCAAATGAATCTTGATTTTGTACAGACGAATGCAGCGGACATTCTCAATACCATACTTACAACGCTTGAAAACGGGTGCGGTGAACCTCTGTATCCCGGAGATGAAAGAAGGCTTTTCGGAGAAGCCGGGCTCGCTCCGATATTCGTAACATTTTTCAACGCCGTGAATGACGGATGCAGACAGAAGCTCTTACGCTACGCCAGAGGCGAAGTGCTTGACGCTCTGGGAGAGAACAATCACTGCACAAGAAAACCGGCCGAAAAGGCAGAAACGACTCTTCGCTTCTCTCTTGCTGCAGCGCTCCCGAACAACGTGATCATACCTGAAGGCGTAAGAGTGACAGGCAATAGCAAATATTTCGCCACAGAATCGACTGTGACGCTTCAGGCGGGTAATACATACGTTGATGTCATAGGCGTAGCTGTAGAAGGCGGAACAGATTACAACGGCATAGAAACAGGAAGCATCACGGAAATTGTCGATACCTACCTCATTCCGGAGATATCAAGCGTAACAAATACAACCGCCTCATCGGGCGGAACGGATGTCGAGGAAGATAACGCATACCGCGAGCGTATAAGATCAGCTGATGACCGGCTCAGTACAGCCGGCACGGCAGCAGGATACAGATACTATGCAATAGCAGCTGATCCGAACAATATAGCCGATGCCGTGGTAGAGGATGAAGAAACACAGCTGAGTGTAACGCTTGACCTCTACACGAAGAGCAGTACAAAATATGCTTTTCTGGGAGGAAACGGACTCCATGAAGATACGCTGCTTGTATATCCTCACGGATCCAGCTCTGCGGCAGCTATCACAACCGACTACACGGTTGATTACAGCAACAATCTGCTGACCATCACCATAGTGTCGGCCGGAGCTCTGGCAAGCGCAACACAGATCGATATAAAGATCAAAGATACGCCTCCCGGATCCGTAATCATAACACCTGTTAGATATGACGGAACGGTACCGGATGCAGCACTGCTCGCGAAGGTACTTGCAGCATGTACAGATAGCCAGATCAAGCCACTGACTGACAAGGTAACGGTTCAGGCTCCCACTACTCACAGCTTCGATATCAATCTTACATACTATACGACCGCTGCCGATGAATCCGCTTGCATCACCACCGTGGAAGGCGAAGGCGGCGCGATTGACAGATACATCGAGTGGCAGCATTCCGGACTCAACAGGGATATCAATCCGGATTACCTGAGGAAACTGATCCTTGCACCTGACTGGGACGGAGCTGTGCCTGCTACACGTGTGGATATTACGTATCCGGCATATGTAGATCTGAAGAGCACAGAGCTCGCACAGTTCTCCGGAAACCTTACAGTAAGCCACGTGGTCAAAGAAGGAGTGATCTGACATGGGAATGAAGATTGAAGATCCGAAAACAGTAAAACTGCTGCCGCGATTCATGCGTGATGATGCAGCGGACAAAGCTCTGGCCAGCGCAGTAGATGCTCTGATTAAACCTCCGGGCAGCAAGGTAAAAACATTGAGAGTATGGGATCAGATAGACAACCTCGATGAAAACATGCTCGATGAGCTTGCCTGGGAGCTTGATATAGACTGGTATGAAGATACCATGTCGATAGATGTCAAGCGCGAGACGATCAAGACTGCAAGGCTTATAAAGGAACACCGCGGTACAAAGTGGGCAGTTGAGCAGGTAGTCGCTAACGTATTCGGCACCGGAGAAGTTCAGGAATGGTACGAATACGGAGATGAACCTTTTTACTTCAAAATCACAACGGACACACAGATGACTCCGGACCTGTTTGAGAAGGTAAAGAAGCACATCGAGCGCGTTAAGAATGTACGCTCGAAGCTGCGCACGGTTGAGGTCGAAAAGAATGTATACTGCCGCCTGCATTTTGTCGGAGCAGTTATATCAAGCCACCATATCAGCATCACAAACAGCCCGCAATACGAGCGCAGCGTAAACGGAAATATCAATCTCGGATCAATGGTATACAGTACGCCTCATGTGGCGGTAGAAAATTAAAAGTTGCACCGGTGCAACTGCAGGCAGCAGGAGCATGATTCCGCTTGAGGCGGATGCTATATAAAAACTACAAGGAGGAATAAAAATGGCCGGAGTATTTAACGAAGCCGTCCTGACACAAAAGGGCCTGGCATTATTAGCAAAAGCCCAGGGCGGACTCACTACGATCACGCTCACGAAGGCGGCATCAGGCGACGGTTCCTACGCTGAAGGAGAAGATCCCAGCGTACGCACGGAACTGAAGTCAAAGAAACAGGAATTTCAGCTTGAGACCGTAAGCGTATGGAATGCCACAAATGTACTGGTGAAGTTTATTATCACCAACTACATCGACGCGCTTCACTACCTTGAGACAGGGTATTACGTGAAGGAGATCGGCATCTATGCGACAG